TTTCTTGAGCTAAGTCTCTATCAATTAAACCTGCTGTTCTATCTAGCTTCTGTTGTTCTCTATTTTCTCTAACTTGAAAAGCAAATTGCTCGCCTTGAGCTTTTAATTTTTCATTTTGTACAAGCTGTTGTTCTATATTAGCAGAAACACCTTGTTTAGACTTCATAGCAGCTTGTGCTAATGCGGTAGCTCCTCCAGCTCCCATACCTGTAGATGCTAATGTATCTAAAGTGTTTGCTAATGCTTTATCTGTTTCTTG